CCGAATATACGCAGCAGGAAGTGAAGAAATTATAGCAATGTCGTAGTTGCTACCAATCGTTTCAGTTTCAACGACACGAAGCATATTTTGTTCAAATTCAGACAATTTGCGATCAGTAAGCATCTTGAAAGTCAGGCTCTGACAATGCTGAATGACCTTTTCGCTAAGTTCACGGTCTTCGTCACGAATGTCAAATGAAGCATCAAGAAACTGACGGATGAGAATCTTGTTAGGGAGACGAATAACATTGCCTTCATCGTCGGTAGCACCAATCTTAAGATAGCCACAGTTGGCGCGATGTGCAGCACACGCAGCAGCAAAAACATCAGTAGTCTTGTATGAAGGGCGAATCTCACGAGCCATTTAGTATCTCCTTGCTATATATTCACTATAGCAAAATGGGTAAGTAATGTCAACCGTTTTTTTAGGTATATTTCTTAATTATGCGAATAACCAACCAAATCAGAAAAACCCAAAAGATGATGGGGAGCAACATAGCAAAGATTGCGAGTAAGAAGTAAAAAACTCCTACAATCGCTGCAATAAATGCCAGCAAAAACATGAATATGAATTCCATTACTTGCGCCCCTCTAGGATAAAGTCACGAACACGCTCACGGTCGATGCTGTCATAAACAGGCTCTTCGCCGTTGCTGCGATACATCTTTTCAAGCTTGCGGGTAGCTGCTACGACTTCGGCAGAGGTAGCGTCTACGTCTTTGTAGATGCCATCAATGCCGTTATAGAAGCTAAGCACGTAGCTGACAAAATCTTCGTTACCCATAAAAAATCTCCTTAGAAGCTATATTATCACTATAGCTCCAAGGAGACCTTTTGTCAACCGTTTTTTTACTTTTTTGGATTCTGATTTACAAAATCATACATCTTTTGTGCAGTCTCAAGGACCTTTTCAAGCCCTGGAAACTCTGGAGCCGAGACTTTGGTAACAATCTTACCTTCGTCATCTTTTGATTGCGAGACTTCCCAACCAAATAATTTGGCTTTATATTCTTCAATGACCAGCTTTTCAGCTAGGCCTAAAATATCAGAACGGATTTCATATCCATTCTTATTGAACTTAATTTCAGGAAGTCCTGGAATCTTGCTATCACTCATATCGTATCTCCATTATTTTTGTGTCTTAAACATGAACTGTGCAGAATCCTGCATTTTTTTCATAGTTTCAGTGTAAAACGACTTATCTGTTACTGTCTTATGCATATTGCTGGCAGTAGTAAAACCAACATCAATTGCCTTCTTAGTATACTCGTGTTGAGCATCTACAAAGTCATGCATGTTTTTTGCTAGACCTTCGTGCTTCACAAAAGTATCTACAAAAATCTTCTTTGAAGTTTGGATAGCCTCTGCGGTGTTTTCAATTAAAATCTTAAGCATTTTAGTTGCAACGACCGAGAAGGTCACGGTTGGCGAAGTATTCTACCTTTGAAAGGCCATTGCTACGGTCTGCATCGGCATAAGCAAAAAACTTCGGCTGAGTGCGGCAACCAGCGCCAGTCAATTCAGTAAGGGTGATTTCCCCGCTAGTGTCTGCATCAAGCTTGGTGAACAATTCAGTCTTCCAAGAAGCAAGTGCTGGGGTTGATAGTGTGAGAGCCGCTAAAAGGCTGATTGCGATATTCTTCATAATTTTTTCCTCTGTGTGTGATGTAGCTTTGCTACGTTTTATTTATGCTGCAAGTGCGAACAAAAACAAATACTATTTAACCGAATCTAAGTAGCTTTGAAAGTCTCCGTATAGTGTCATCATCATTGCTATTCTATGGTCGTATAGTTTAATATACGGTTGTTTCTTGCCATTGTCAAGCAGTTTAACGCCGATGTAGTACGGACATTTAACCTTTTTGTCAAGCATCAATGTATACTTTCCCCAACTACTTCCCCCGGTAGTACCTTTGGGAGGAGTAAAGTTGAAGTCATAATAAGCTATCTTAGCTTTGTCAAATGCAGTCATGCCAACATCAGTAAGTCGTAATCCAGAACCAACTCTACCTGTGACAAACCAATCAAATACTAACTTATCCGGTGCAATGTCTTTCCAAGGAAAATCTGGATCGTCCTTAGCTTCATTTAGTATTAGTTTTACTATTTCAAGTTTGGTCTTGGGATAAGTCATCGGGGTAGACCGTTCTACCGCTGTTCATAAACACAACGGTAAACTTATCAGTCTTGAATTGTGCGTTCAATTTTCTGCACAGATTTCTAGCATGACCTGGATTTGAAAAGCTTGTTTTCTTGTATTTGGGAGCAACATCATTAGCTAAGTAATGCGAAGATTTCAAGTTGATTGGTTGATCGTCATAGAACACAGCCCAAATACCAGCAGCCTCGACAATTTGGTCGCACTTATAGGTCTTTTTATCTACGTACTCTACTAGTACATTTGGTTGTGTTCTACTCATTTAAACGAGCCGCCTTTAATCTCTACCTGTATAACTTCGTCATTTACATTACTTTTGTCGGTTTGTGATAGCTCGTGTAGGTCTGATAGTAGTTTGGTCACTTCATCACGTAAGCCACGTGCGTCGGATATAGGAAGAACCACATCTTTCGACTGTTTGGATTCGACCAACGACATTTTATCGATGAAGCGTTTAATGTGTATCATCATAGATATTTATCTTACTTTTAGCTTCCGATTCAGTTTTGAAGGGACCTTCATACGGATAACGCTGGATAAAGATGTATTTAGGACAAAAAGCAATCACTTTGGTGCCGTTTTGATCCATAACAAAGTACCCTGCTGCATGAAGACACTTTGATTTCTTAGTCTTAGTGTATAAGTGCAGTCCACGTTTAACGTCACAGACTGAATTATATACCCGGGCTGTAGTCGGGTATTCCGGATACGGAATCGGAACTTTAGATGTTTGCTTTAAATTTGCAAACTTTATCTGTGTCTGCTTTTTAAGTTCTTCGGTGTTGTTGAACTGAAGGAAGGTGCCGTTTATCTGCACCCCGTATCCAGCATTGTTAGCTTCGATATTACCAACTTTTTTCTCACCATCAGTGACGATCCAAAATTGGTTCTTAACGATTGGCTTTGCGACTAGTTCAGTCATGTGTTTCCTTTGTTAACATTTTAAATAAATCTTTCTTATGCTTAGGTTGCCAATACTTCCCATCTAGGCCGCATTGCCCGTGTCGCCGAGCAATGCTACAATACGGCAGCTTAGCCTTTACTTTCATTGGACCAAGAACTATATCATCAACTACTGTTTTTGCCTCAGGAAATTTGGAGCATTTGTAGTTAGTATCATATACTGCTACGAGACCATTCAACGTGAAAATCCTGTCAACCATAGACATAGTAGAATGCTTGCAATCTTTGCACGAAAAAAGTTCTTTAGCCATTCAGAACCCCTTTATAGGGAGAATTGAGCCACTTTGCGTAAGCTTCACCCTGCTCACTAAGGCGAGTGAGTTCATACTTACCGCAGAACTTCATAAAGTGAATGCCTACGCTAGGAGTAGCAGTGACACGAACATCATTCTTGATTACGTTATCTACTGCTTCCTTAATATCTTCGGGCTGTGCTGTAAGGTCAATCAACGTGCGGTTACGTTCGTAATCATCCCTTACCCGATGTTCAACGTCATCATGGTCAGTCCAACGCTGTAGCATCATGTTATTCCACTTGAAGCCTTGCTTTTCACGATCTTCAAATGCTTCACGGATGCCGACAGAATTCTTAGAACCCTTCTCACGCACACCCGGGTATGCACTGAATACGTTATCAGTTGCGTCACCACGAATAATCTTCTTGAACAAGAGATATTCCGGATCCTCAAGCAACTTGTGTTCGCCAGTCTTCTTGTCTTTGACGGGCTTGCCGCGGTCATTAAAGTAACCGTCAAGCTTAATCAACTGACCGGCAACACCGTTATACTGATGTACGTTTTCAGAAATCAACTGCACAAAGTCAGTATCAGACGAAATAATGAAGTGTTCATCGTCAGGATGTAATGCAACGAACCGCGCAATAATATCATCTGCTTCTGCGTTGGGAACACGCAATACGCTAGTGTTAGTCTTCTCACGAAGGAACGTGGTAAACGCTTCATACGTTTCCCAGAACATCTTGTTTTCTTCTATTTCACGTTCGGTCATCGCAGACTCATCAAGCTTACGATTTGCCTTGTATGGTTGATAAAAGTCTTTGCGCCAACTACGCCCCTCAAGACAGAATACCACATGATCTACGCCAAACATGCGTTGAACTTGATTTACGCTAGACATAGTAAGATGCATAGCCATGCCAATCTTCTCCCATGTGTCGGTATTGCGATTAGCAACGTGCCGAGCGCGGAAGAAAGTATTAGCTGTGTCAATCAATGCGTATTTCATGTGGTACTTTCTCTGTTAATATATACATATATTACGCTATTTTGCGCCTATTGTCAAGCTTTATTTTGTCAAGGAATCTGTCAGGATTCAAATCAATTGTTGAAAACATTCCGGCATGTTCAATCATAAAAGGTAAAAACTGCGGCTTGATTTTCTTAATAGAATCGTATGGATAGTTTACAATAGCATTAGCAATGAAGTGCTGTAGGTCCTCAATATCAATATTATGCTTAGGGTCTAACCACTCCAATTTCTTGTCACTGAATATTCCCATTCGGAACCTTTTCCATTCAGTTTTAATGAAATTTTCTAGGTCACGAATTTGTTCAGTACTACCGTAATACAAATCAATGAAAGTCTGCGGGGATGCCACTGGTCTAGAATATTCTAATAGACGTTCAGCAGGATCGGCTCTAGTGGTGATACCATATCCAAGCACAAGAGTTTGTGCTTGGACAATGATATACAACCAAGAGTTATTAGAGGGTAGAGTTTGCAATTTTCTGCCTCATTGAAAGGGGTAGAGAATCATAAATGTCATGCCGAGCAGTCGGAGTCGGAGCATACACATAAGCATTTGCATCACTTGTTACTAGATGGGTACCTCCTAGACGCTTATAAATTTTAAACACAAGTGCAAGTGCGCAATTGTTAGCGGGCGCGCCAGCCTTCCTACCCTGTAATTCCATCCAAGTCTTATAAGTAGAAGAAGTTACCGTACGCAACTGTCCCATACTAACAAAGAACGTCTTAACGATTGCGTGAATATCATTCATGAACTGATCGTATTCCTTCCCCGTAAGGGGGACTCCTGCAAGATTAAGACCCTTATATAGATTGCCATAAAAACCATAAGCAGCAGAATCCTGAACAGTACCGTGCCAGTACTTATTATTGGTCTTCATAATGAATTCAAGTTCGTCAATATTTGATTCATCGTAGCTGGCGATATCTTCAACACGAGAAGTGGTTCCTGCCACACCCTGTTGGGGATGCTTTTTGGGGAGAGGGACTGAATATTCACGCTCACAAATATTCTGCTTTTCGGCAGCAAGTTTATACTTATCTTTTGGACCAGCGTCATTATAAAGCTTGAAGCTACGAACATACACGCGGTGATAATCATACGGTTCCCAAGGCTTGCTGCCTTCACCATTGCGATAAAGCGCGGCCCGTGCAGCAAAACTTTCTTCGTCGGTTTCGATGATCCAGCAGGGATACTCAAAATCCTGCCAATTTGTTTCGTCGTATCCTTCGAAAAGACCACAACGAACCATTGCGGCAACTGTAGTAGTTCCGTGCATGGTGTCGAACAGCAGCAATTCTCCGCTATTCATAAGATTGACGACATAAGCCGGGCTAGTGAGCCTAGCATCAAACTTACGCAGGACGCTATTAGTACAATGACTAACATCTAAAAGTCGCTGCACTTCTTCTGGAATAAGAATACTCTTTAGAGGCTTCATTACTCCCTTAGGAATAGAGTTAGGATCGAACGTAATGCCATTCGCTTTGTAAAAGTTAACGCCCTTCATAAATTCAGGATCAGCAAGCAATTCATCAGACGTTTCCTTCAAAGTCTTGTTGACTAGGTCGGCCTTCTTCTTTGCGAGTGGATTCTCAATGGTACTCAAGTCAACCTTAAGGTTGCTTTTAACAAACGAAATCTTAGTTTTGGTCGTCATTAAATTTTCCTGTGCATTATTAATCAGTATCCTTAATATACTACTATTTTACACAAATGTCAACCTTTTTTATCCAAAAACAAATAAACTTTCGGGGACTATTTCTGGCTGCACTGGATTCTTTGAGAACACCATAATGCCTTCATCTGTGTTCAAGTCTACTTTAGCACTTGGTCTAGTTATGTTCTTCAACGTGAGTGTTTCCACATAATAAAACCCTAAGCTTTCTGCAATGGCTCTAGTATCAGCACATAACTTATAGTCTAGGAAATCCTTAATGTTAACGAGCATCTTGCCATCATCGACTAAGTATTTCTTGATGTTTTCTATCGTGGGTCGTAGATAGTTATCTAGCCACTCTTGATAAGAAGTTCCGGGCTTGTATGACTGATTACCAACACCATAGTCTTCAAGATTGAAATACGGTGGACTACTGAAGGCTACTCCGATAGTGTTTTCCCATTCTGGAACGAATGTTTCGGAACCATGACACCTAATATCATACGATGCAGAGGTACCATTAACAGT